TCTTAAAGTTCCATATCTCCAAGTTTCACCGGTGCCATCATTTTCTATTTTAATTGATAGTAATCTTCCTCTTGCTCTAGTGTCTACTTTATCAGTAGACGATGTTATTGTAAATGGGCCAAGAGGTGAGCTAGATGCAGTGTTATTTGGATAATCATTCAATAGTAATGTAATTTTTGAATTACCTGTAAGAACCTTAAAGTCAGGTATAAATCTTTTTACAGACATAAAGAACTCTCCATCTCCTCTGTAGTCAACCATACCTGTTGATTGACCTGTCATACTTCTTCTTGCTGTAATATCAAAGTCTCCAGATTCAATAAACGCATTAATAGAAGTCGTGCCTGATGAATTAACTTGATCAGTTCCAACTTCGTGAGCATAATAAGTTGAAGCTCCATATGTGTTTGTAATACCCAAGATATCTCCAAATACAGGTAGTGATGTTTTATCATATTCAGTAGCATATGGCACATCAAAGACTCCGGTATCTACATACGAAGTTCTAGCTAATGATGAAGTTGTCCAAACATTTTCTCCATAGTTATATGTGACACATCTATCAATTTGATCTGATCCTGATTTTGGGTAAAACCAGTTTACTTCACTATAAAGAGTATTGTGTTCTGCATAAACTATATCTGTTGCATTATAATTTATCCCTAAATTATTTGAATTTGTTGTAAAAACAAAATCTTCAACTAAACATGGTAATGATTTAACTGTACCATCAAATACAAAAAACGCACCTTCACCTGACATCCAAAACACTTTACCATCAGAATAACTTAATGCGTGTTGACCAATCAATCCACAGTTAGTACCAACTTGTCTTACACTAAATGTAAATGGTGGACCAACAAATTGAATTACATAAGCAGAGCTATCGGTTAATACTAAAGTATAATCTTTACCAGATACTGCTCCAACAATTCTATTTCCTTTATCTAATCTAAATGTACCTGCAGTATTAACTGCAGTTGGTGTATAATCATTTAAGTCTTCTTGATTTGAAAATCTTATAAACATTGGATCCTGAGTCGTAGGATCTCCAATAGTTGTTTCCGTTCCAAAATGAAATAAGTGTCTATCTCTATCAGATACTTGGGTTAATCTTGATGCAGTTGGGTTAGCTGAAGTTGAAAAACCAGATGTAGATTTAGATGCTCTAATTGTTCTAGCGCTTGATGCTCCTGCATTCCAAGTAAAAGTTTCTCCATCTCTAATTGTTGCAACAAGAACTTGTCCATAGTTATCAAGACTCCAGTTTCCTGGATCTAGAACTACAGAACTTGTAGCTCTTTCCGTACCCCAAGTTTCATCTCCCCAAGAAGATGTGCCCCAACCATAACCTACGGTTTGAAAAACAGGACCTACTTGAACATAAGGATTAACAGTTGCAGCACCTGCTGCAGTCATGCCTGTTCCTCCTTCAGCTCTTACAGCTTGAACTGTAAACGTATCTATGTCTGGAACGGTTAAAATTTCATAAGCTACTTCTAATTCTGCTGCTGTAAAGTCGGATGCACCTGTAACAGTTACGCCAGATAAAGTTATATATCTTCCAACTTGTAGACCATGAGAGCCTTTATTAACTTGTAAAACATTTGAGCCATTAACAGTTGTTAGTGTGCATCCTGTTATAGCTGTATCTAATGGTGAAATATCAAAAAACTGTTCTCCATAATATAAAAACAAACCTTGTGAAGTTCCAATAGCTGCATATCTTTCACCAGCTAAAGATGTCCAGGTGTGTTGAGCACGTGCTACTCCAGGTAAAGTTTCACCTGCAATAGATAATTGATTCCAACCACCTATCTTTTCAGGTAATCCATATCTAAATCTAACAAAATCACCATCTACCCATTGAGACTCGGCTCCGGAATCTGTGACCATTTTATTAAAACCAGGCTTGAAATTTAATTTTTGTAGCATATAGTAGACTATATAATAGTTTTTTAGAGAATGAAAGTAACATAATTATGGACCATTTAGAAGCAATTGTTGAAATAAAGAATGCAATATCTGATGAGTTTATAGATAAAATTATTCCATTAATTAATAAAAAATCTACAGAAAATTTAAAAGTTATGGGTGGTTTGGATAAAAATATAAGAAATGTAAAAGGTCATCATTTAACTTTTGATACACCTACAGATATCTTTTACTGGAATTATATAAAAAAAGAAATAGAAAGAATTTATACTTTCTATAAAGTTAAATTTCCTAAAATGATGAGCTCTAAAATAAATCAAATAGATTTATTAAAATACTTACCTGGAGGAAAGTATGACATACATACAGATCATTTCACTACTTCTATTAGAGCTTTAAGTATTATTATTAATTTAAATGAAGATTATGGAGGTGGAGATTTAGTTTTTACTGATCAAAGAGAAAAAGAAATTAAAAGATTAAAATTAAATAAAGGTTCAGTTGTATTTTTTCCAAGTAATTTTATATATCCTCATGGTATTCAACCTATTACGAAAGGGACAAGGTATAGTATAGTAGCATGGCTGCAGTGAATTTTAAAGTAATTAAAAACTTTTTTTCAAAAGAAGAATTAAATGTGTATCAAAAATATTGTTATAATAAAATAGATGAAAACAAAAATTATGAGATTGATATTCAAACATTTTCCCCTGCCTGGTACAAAGATTCTTTAATGACGGCTCTATTAGATACAAAATTACCTACGGTTGAAAAAGAATCTAATTTAAAATTGTTTCCAACATATGCATACTGGAGATATTATGTATTTGGTGGATCATTAGATAAACATACTGACAGACCATCTTGTGAAATATCTGTTACAGCCTGTATTAAAAAATATGATAACTGGCCTATTATTGTTGAAGGAACATCATTTGAATTAAATGAAGGAGATGCTTTGTTATATGCAGGTTGTGATCAATTGCATTGGAGACCAGGTATTTACAAAGGAGATGGAATGGCTCAAGTATTTTTACATTACGTTAATCAAAACGGTCTTTATAAAAACCATGCTTATGATAATATTTATAAAAGAACAGGGAAACATGAATGATAGAAAAAACAGTTAATATAAATAATTTTATAGGTGTTTACGATAACTACATTCTTTTAGAAGAATGTAATAAAGCTATTAAATTATATGAAGATCAAAATAAATTTAATAACACAATTAATAGAATAGGTTTTGAAAAAGCATCTATATTACAAAAACAAGATCAACAATTTTTTGCAGCACCTAATAATATTGATGTTTGGTGGGAATCTTTAAAACCTATGATGTTTAATTTTGAAATAGCATTAAAACATTATATAAAAAACACTGGAGCAGCTGAAGCTTATGGAGTGCCCTTTCATTTTACAGAGTTAAAAATACAAAAAACTTTACCTACAGAAGGCTATCATGTTTGGCACATAGAATATGGAAAAGGACATAATCTTGAACCAAGAGCTTTTGTTTTTTCTATTTATTTAAATGATGTAGAAGAAGGTGGAGAAACAGAATTTTTACATTTTTCAAAAAGAGTAAAACCTAAAACAGGTAGAATAGTTATATGGCCTGCGGGCTTTCCTTATGTTCACAGAGGAAATCCACCCTTGTCAGGTGAGAAATATATCTTAACTTCTTGGATGATGTTAAGATGACTAAAATATATGAAATAGAAAATGTTTTAAATACTTTTGAATTAAAAAATATTTATCAAGAATTAATGAATAATGGTTGGACTATCAATTCTTCTTATGGAGAAAAAATACATTCAAATTTTTATCCAATGCTAAGAGTTTCTTTTGATGATTCTGTGTATCACCCATATTGGTTTGGTTTTTTTTCAGGTATTGTATCATCTATTAATAGTAGGCTTAAACTAGAAAAGAAATTCGATTTAGGAAGTTATTCTATAAAGAGTATAATTTTAAATGCACAACATAATTCTAGTAAATTTCACTTTCATGAACACAGAGATTGTAAACGTGTTATTGTTGGTTTTTTAACACCTGATTGGGATGATAGTTGGGGAGGAGAATTACAAATAGAAGACAAAACAATTAAATTTAAACCTGGTAATTTTGTTTTATTTCCTGGAAACAATTTACATGATGCTATGCCTGTGAAAGTAGGATTACCTTATTGGCGTATTTCTGTTGGAATATTTCTTAAATAATAATTAAAATCATCAACGATTTTTTTTAAAAAAATTATTCTGAAGAATAAGAAGTAGGTCTAGCACCTAATCTAGTAATTTTTTCAGCGTCAGTTTCGCCATCAACATTATCACTATCCCACTCATCTTGTAAATTAGTTAAATGTGCACTATCCCACCTGTTTGTAAACTCACTGAAAACACCTAATACTGAAGAATCATAAGCTGAATGAGGAGTTTCATCTCTATACTCTACTTCATCAGAAGTATTAGATGTTCCATATTGAATAGCCCATATATTAGAAAATTTTGATTGACTCCAAAAGCTATCGTCATTAATTTTATATCCTGTTCCTGCTTCAGAACCATTATTTTTAATAACTACTTTATCATCAAATACTACTGTCCAATTTCCTGCGCTTGCCATATTTTCTCCTAAGTTTTTATAATATAAATAATTGTTAAATAAGGTTGTAAAACTGATGTTGCGTCTCCACTAAAAGTTGCACTCATATTATGAGAGTGAGCTGAACCAGAACCAGTGTTACCAGTAGGAAAATTAGTTAATCCAGCACTATCTGTTGCTTGAGTAGCTTGTCCGCCTGCAGGAGAACCTTTAACACCAACTGAGTGACTGTGTGATGCAAGTTGAGCAGTTGATAAAGTTGCGTTAGCTGTTGAACCTCCAACGTTTCCAGTTGAAGTCACTGTGTTTGCTCCACCAGTTGATGCTAAAGCTTTTCCAGGTGATTTTCCAATTGGTACGTTGTCTTGCAAGTCAGGTACATTAAAAGTTGTTGAACCATCTCCAGCTCCGTAAGTTGTACCTACGATTGCAAATAATGCAGAATAAGTTGTTCTTGAAACAGCTGCACCATCACACTCTAAGAAACCTGATGGAACAGAAGAGTCTGACCATGGAACGATTGTTGCTGTAGGAATACCTTCAATACC